ATAAACATTGAAATTGGCATAGAATCTGTGTCACCGCGTTTGTCATGACCACAAGGTGAATCGTCTACATACTGAAAGATAATGTTGTCTTCAAGCTCACCATCACATTGACCAACCGTAACAACCCTAACTAATTTAACGCCTTCGTTAGGAACATAAACTCTTTTGTCAAAAAGTCTGTCTACTAAATTTACCATTTGTATCTCCTATTTAAGTTAAAAGTGCCATCAAGTTCTCAATGACAAGGTCATTATATCATAATTGATATGTTCTGTCAAATTAAATAGAAAAATAAATTAAAAAAAGGGAGGCTGTTAACCTCCCCGGTAGATTGTGTTACGTTACGCCGCAAGCATCTCAGTAAGCAATGGAAGGACTTTTCTTACCTTAGCCTCACGATTGTATATCGTAGCAACTTTGTTGGCTTCATTCTTAAATTTGGCGTGACTAGACCAGTCAGTCAAAGTGTTAAACAATGCCCAAACAGTAGTACCCATTTCAGCTTTGTATTTAAGAAATGTTTCCTCAAGTAAAACTTGAAGTCTGTCGCTCTTGCCAGCTACCTGTTCAAAAATTTTAGTAGCTGTAGCATTTGTAATACCTGTCTTAGCATACTGTTGCCAAATTTTAACGTTAGCTTCGTAGACCTCAAGAGCTGTCTCCATCTTAGCTATAGCAACATCAGTATCAAGAGTGCTAGTGTGTTTAGCACTATATGAAGACAATGCATCGACTACAACCTGACCGTTCATACAAGCTAATCTAACAGCGCCTAGCATAGACATGAACTTCCAAGTACCATCACATGAGTTAAGAACCATAATTTGAAGCTGGACAAAGTCACCAACATCAACTGCCATTTCATGAGCTGGAAAAGTATAAACAACTTTAGTCTTAGCTCCATTGTGTGAGTAGTGGATTTTTTTAGTCATGCCAGTCTTGTCTAAGTTCGACTTCATAATTACATCGTGGAACTGAGGCATAACGTCAGCATCTTGAACTAGATTGTAATTCTTACCAACAACTGCAATTGGCTCACGAGCTTCATTAACGATAGCTTTGTGTGTCTCTACAGTTTTCTGTATCCATTCTTTTTTAGTAAATAAGCTTTGCTCATAAACTCTTGGGTATTCATTTACTATTTCCATTGTATCTCCTATTAGTTAAAAAGTTGTCTCGCCATCAAGTATGTCTCAATGACGAGGTCATTATATCAGTATCTAATTAAATAGTCAAGCTTTATTTAATTAAACAGGTGTATCCGATTTAAACCACTTGTCACTTACTTGACCATCATCGAATTTGACAGTCCAGTATTGAGTAGTAAAACCTAATATGTCTCTGTCTTTTTTTGCCCACCTTTTTTTGACAAGTGTAACGTTATCAATAAACGTATCTTCAGCCATCCAATAATGATAGAGTTTAACTTTGTTGCCAACTTTAAAATCCGCATAATTATTTTTTGATGGTTGAAACATTTTGTCTGTGTCATCAGTTATTAATTTGTCAAGTGCATCACTTAATATATTTACTGCTTTAGTCATTTGTATCTCCTATTTTAAAATCCAAGCCTGTTTTTCTACGTTAGCATGACAGACACCACACGCTATTGCTGACCATGAAAAATGATAAACTGTAGCGAATTTGAAACATAGTGGGCAGATAATTTGTTTACCATCTGCCCCAGCTCTAGTATGTTTGTCAACATACTTTGTATTGTGTGTAATCGTATACATTATTTCTTCTTACCAGTTCGCATGCCAATGCTAAAAATATCTTTAGCCGCACTATCAAGACAATCAGTAATCTCATGTACTGTAGCATCAAGTTGTTTGATGTGTTTAATCAATGTATCAATTTTGTGCTGTTGGTCTGAGATTTGACATTGTTGCATTTGAATAACAGCATGCACACTACCTTGTGGGTACTTGTTAAGATTGTCTAAAACCATTTTGTTATCATCAGTAACAGCTTCAGCACCCCAGCCATTTCTAATGTCAAATGCTCTGTCAAGTCTCTCGTCCATGTCACGTATATCGTCTGAATAAATACTAAGTTCTATCATTTAAATCTCCTATAAGTTAAAGTGTGGGGAGGCGAACCTCCCCGGTTGATTATCTTTCGTTAAATAAAACGTCCATTCTGTCATCAACATTGCGAGTAATAGCATTGAAGTCTTCAGTTGTGTAACCTACTTCCATATACAAAGGTGCAATACATGCAACAATTTGGATTGTAGAGTTATCTTTTTGTGAACCAAATTTTCTAACTTGGATTACAGCTTCTTCAATTTCTTCACTAATTGAATTGTAATATTTGACTGGGTAATTTGACATTGTAGCTCCTATGGGTTAAAAAGTTTGTAATTCATCTCAATTACGGTGTAATTATACAACATCTGAGACCATCTGTCAAGCTTTATTTAATTAAACAGAATAAATAATTTAAATAAGTTGCAATAAAAATACAAGGAGTGTATGATTCGAGTCTTGGTTTAGTGTTTTTTGGGTAAGCTTACAACCCGGAAAGCACAAACCCCCTGAGGTGGTTGACGTCTCAGAGGGTTCATTAAACTGGTGTTTGCCCACCGTTCTGTAGAAGATTATACCATCTCACAACAACTTGGCAAGTATCAGGATACGAGAGGTGATATGTCTAGCCGATACATGCTTCACTCAGACCTCTATAAATATCAAAGAGAATCAGCAATCGTATTCCATAGCTGTTGATTGATGATAGGTAACTATCGTAGAGTGCAGAAGGCTGAGTACCTATTACAAGGTAGCGATGACTCTAACCTGACTAGCTGTAATGGTGTTAGGCTCGGATGATACTGCGAAGGCTTTATACCGATGAGAATCTCTAGTTTAGTCTAGGCTATTCTAGGGATTTCTTTACCCGAAACTCCCAGCTCAGGCATTACCCGATAAGTTAAGAAGCTCTTTAAAAAGGGATTTATCCCTCTGCTTTGCCTAGGAGAGTCTCCGAAGGAGAAGTCAGTACAAGAAAAAAAACAAGTACCATACAGTATCTTTATTGATATAATAGAATCTTTTTCAATATATAATTCTTATGAAGAAAGCAATCTATTACCATTCAATTCCAGCAGAAATCAAGAAATTAGGCATCACACAGAAAGAATGTGCAGAGTTACTTGGATGTTCTTTATCAGGTTTAACTCATCGTATAGCCGCAAACAAACAACAGCTACATTGGGCAATTTATGGAGTCTCAAATTATTTAGGCACAGTAGATAATTTGCAACGTGATGTCGAATGAAGAAGTTGCTGAGACAATTCATAATCTTATGGCATTGCTAACCAAGATTGAAGACAAGCAATTAAAATCAGACTTGGAAGACCAAATCATTTCTTTATGTGACCAGCTTAAATTTACTATGATTATGGATAAGCTTAAAAATGAGAAACGATGAACATGAAGTACAAAAGGCAATATGTCAGTATCTAGACATTAGGAAGATTTTTTATTTTGCTATACCTAATGGTGGTAAGCGCAGTAAAAGTGAAGCCGGTAGATTTAGAGCTGAAGGTGTAAAAAGTGGTATCCCTGATTTATGTTTATTAATGAATGGCATTGCTTTTTTTTTAGAGGTCAAACGTCCAAAGAATGGCAAAACACCTAAAGGTAGATTGACTGCTAACCAACAAATTATGATAGAAAAAATAGAAGATGCTGGTTCAGACACAGCAGTAGTTTATTCAGTTGCTGATGTCATAGGACAACTCATTGATTGGGGATTTAATGAAACAAAATAAAATTACTAAGTCTGCCCGCAATGAAGCATGCACCCTAAAACTAGACCGGTGCTTGGGCAAGGGAGAGACCACAGTCTTTGCTCACAAAAATGTAAGCGGCGTTGGCATTAAGGCAACTGATGACTTAGGTAGAGATGTAGGTTTTTATTCATGTTTTAATTGTCATACTAGCTATGACCAAGGTCATGAGTATTACACCAAAGAATTTATGGATGAAATGGTTGAGTTTGCAATACGTTCTACTGATAAAAAGTTGCGAGCTAAAGGATTGAAGTGAATACTTTTGAAGAAGACTTAGAAGATGGACACAATGCAGAACAAGATGTCTTAAAGTTATTACAGACCCAATATCCTAGTGCAGTTATTATTCCGGGTTACTGTAAAGAAATGGATATATACGTACCTGAGAAACACAAACGTTATGAAGTTAAAAAAGATTTTAAGAGTAAGTACACAGGAAATTTAGTAGTAGAGATTGGAATGTATGGTAAGCCTTCAGCGTTGATGACCAGTCAAGCTGACACGTGGGTTTTTGTTACACCAAATCAATATGGATTTATAGAGAGGGAAAGAGTTAAAGATTGCATCATAGAAAATAACTTAGAATACAAAACGTTTGTTGGTAATGGCGATACAGTATCTAAGAATGCTTATCTAATCAAACAAGAATTGCTTTTTAAATATGCTTATAAAATTGTAAACTATGAGTAATAAACTACAAAGAATTTTAAAGAGAGACAAACCTAAAGCTGATATATTAGAGAACATGACACGCACTTGGTTTAAAAATTCTGATGCACCTGAAGCTATTGTAACTATTAAACCTAACACCGCATCACGTTCAGTTAAACAGAATGCATTTTATTGGAGGATGGTTTCTATTATTGCAGATGACACAGGCAACTCACCTGATGCACTTCATACTTATTTTAGCAGTCAATTTTTAGAGCCTTTGATTGAAGAAGTTAACAACAAACCAGTAGTAGTGATAAAATCGACTACAAAGTTAACTGTAAATGAAATGTCAAAGCACTTGTTAAAGGTTGTAGATTTCGCAGATGACTTAGGAATACGACTAGACTTACCTGATGATTGGAGAGGTCTAGTAACTGCGGAGGTGAAGAGTGGAGACACAGGAGCTTAAAGAATTTCAGATAAGAGAGACTGATACATTGCCATACTTGTACATTGCTTTACTTGAGTATTGTTCTGAGCTTACAGGTGAAACAATAAAAGATATAGATACACAAATGGCTTGGACTATACTTGGAGATAATTTTCCTACAGGAGAGAAACTAAATGGCTAAGATTGGATTGTATGATAGAATTCATGCTAAACGTAAAAGAATCAAAGCTGGTAGTGGTGAGAAAATGCGGAAGGCTGGACAGAAAGGTAGACCAACTGCTATGAACTTTAGACAAGCGGCAAAGACTGCAAAGAACCGGGGTATCTAAATGGCTAGACCAACAATATATTCTGAAGAGCTTGAAGATAGAATGCTAGAAGAGATAGCGTCAGGTCGAAGTGTCATCAGTTTATGTAGAGAAGAGAAGTGGACACCGAATGCAGATACTTGGTATCGCTGGATGTATAAGATAGATGGATTATCCGATAGATACACGCGCGCGAAGTCAATCAGCTCAGAATTTCATGCTGACCAAATCTTAGCTATTGCAGATGAAGCAGACAATCAGACATTTCAAGTTGCACGTTTACAGATAGATGCAAGAAAATGGGTAGCAAGTAAGTTAGTACCTCAGAAGTATGGAGAGAAGACACAGATAGACCACACAAGCTCTGATGAAACTATGAAGCCAACCACCATTCAATTGGTTGCAAAGACAGACTGATGGCTGGTCTATTAGATGAAATTAAAGATGGAATAAGTGAAGGCTTAGGTAATCTGTGGGATGGTGTCAGCGATTTTGCTGGTGGTTTGTTAGAGGTTAGTCCTGAACGCCAAGCTGAAGTAGACAAATACTATGCAGATTTAGACGCTTTAAGACGCACATTACCGCAACACGCTTGGAGATTTAAAGAACCATCTACTGACCCAAACAAAGCAAAGCGATTTATTGAAAGAATACCTACTGGTATTGCTAGTGCGATGGATGAAGCACGAACAATATTCTCAACACCTCAACACGTGGCAAAAGGTGCAATTGATTTAGGAACTGGTGGTCTGCTTAATTTAGTAGGAGCTGAGACAATTGGAGAAGAACAACGTGCAGTAGCTGATGCATTTGGTGGTATGGTCAAAGCTACGTTTGAAGATTGGGATAGCTTTAGCAATGCTGTAGCAAATAACCCTGTAGAAGTATTATCTATCATGGCTGGTGGTGGTATGACTACAGCTAAGTTAGCTTCGTTAGCAAACAATACAGCGCTTAAACCAGCTATCAGAAACACACTATATACTTTGTTAGGTGATGACCCAGTTGATTCAATAATGACTGGTGTATTAAAATCTAATCTAAACCCTAGCCTATCAAAATTAGGTCAAAGCAAATTACCTGTTACTGTTTTCCAAGGTAATGAGAAAGGTGCAATCTTTACAAAGATGGACATGAACAAGATTGGTTCTAACGCAGGCACTAAAGTTCAAGGTCATGGTCTATATGTATCAGAGAATAAAGACACCGGTAAAATGTTTGCTAGATATGATTTCAATCTGATGAGAGAAGCAAAACTGTTATCTGAGATAAAAGGTAACACGCCACTTGAAACTAGAATTTGGGATGACTTAGCAACAGGTGTTTATCCGGACACAATTCGTAAAGAATTAATGAAGGATGTTAACATTAAGAAAGACACAGCACAAATGGCAGAAGCAAATAGAATCCTGAGAGATGTAGAAGATAGATTTGATACTGCTATGAGTCAATTGTATGAAATAGATTTAAGCGATGAAGCTGTATCTCGAATGATACGTAGAGAATTACCATTGACAGGTCAACCGGACAATGTCCAAGCATTGATGCGCCAAAACGGTATGAAAGATACGGATACAGGTGCAGATTTTTATGACGCATTAACAGAAGAATTTGCAGATAAAGTAGGTGGGTTTGGTGCTGAAAGAGCGGCTTCTACTTATTTATACGAAAACGGTATACCGGGGTCAAAATTTGTAGATGTAGATGGTAACGAAAGAGCAATGGCAGAAGGAAAAGCTAACCCTAAAGCTAACAATTACGTATTGTATTCTACTGACACTTCAAAGATATTAAAAAGACAAGACATTCCTATTACTGAAAACACAGGTGACAGAATAGGTATTACTTCAACTATTGGTCAAGAAATAGACCCAAGGTTTGCTACTAGAAAGTCAGATAAAGACAGACTTCAGAAAGGTGTTATGGATGTGCAAACGGAATTACAAGGCACTAACAATATAATTGTCGGTGAACAAAGTATTGTAAATTCAGAAGGCTATCCCTTTGTAGGCACTATGTCGGATGGTTCTGCTGGTAGTGGAATAATTACAAGTGTTAATGGCGCTAGTGTTGTAGTTGATGGTAAAGGAGTCAGAAGGACTGGTGGTCAAGACCATATGCTAATACCTGAAAATGTAGACCGAGGTATCTTGTGGGCGTCTGCTAAAGATGCTGTAGGTAAAATAGCTAAATCAGCAAATGAAGCAAGACAGTTATACAAGAAAGACCCATTGCTATTACCATTTAGTATGTCACCAACAGGTTCAGACTTTAGTAATCCTATTACCCAAACAATGCTTAACTCTGTAATTAATGGCTTAGACGCTAAACAGATTGCTATATTAGATGACCTTATACGAACTACATCAAAAGAAAGTGTTAAAAATAGTAAAGGTGAATTCTATATACGTTCTATTAATAAAAAGTGGCGTGGTACTAATTCAAAGAATCCATTAGAAGGCACAACAGGTTCTGAAAGAAAAGAGATAGCTCGTATCATTGATGTAAACTTTAGAACAAGTAGAGGTACTAGAGGAAGTGTTGACTATGACATAGGTGGTAAATTAGTCAAAGGTCAAAACAATGGTGTGGTGTCATATCCTACAGCACGATTAGCAAACGCTGACGAAAAACAATTAAACAAGAAAGAAGGCACACTACAAAATGTTGGGTTACTTAACATGCAAGAATTGATAGGTAAAGAGAAACCAATAACAGAAGCCTATGACACAGTTATTAAAGGTCAGCCAGTTTCTATGTTGCCTGAGAAAGAACGCAACATTAGTATTCTAGATTTGTTCGACAATAAAAAAGCAGATGGCTCGCCAATGACAGCAGATAACATGACAGATAGTGACTTTAGAAAATTAACTATGCAAAATCCACCTATTGGTTTAATTACACATGACATATTAATGAACCTAAGCAAAAGGGGATTGTTAGATTAATTGATTACAAAGAAAAGAGATGATATACTTACGCTTAATTAAACAGGAGACACAGTATGGCGCACGTTCCCGGACATAATCCAAATGACATGTCGTTTGACCAAATCCTTGCAATGTTAACAGAAAAATATAAGGGGTTAACTGGCGGTGTTATGGAGGGTAACAGAGGCATAGACACTCCAGCAGAACGCGAGTTCTTACAAAATGCAACTAATAGTGATGGTTTTGATACTGACGCTGGTTTAATGGATGCAGTAAAGAACTATAAAAATACAAACAGTTATACGTTTGATGTAGATGGTAATACAGAAGGTTATACATTTACTGGTGATGATTTAAGTAGTGATGCAATTCAAAGAATGCGAGACATGCAAGGTATTACTGCTTACGGACAAGAAGAGCCACTTAACACAATAGGTAATCTAGGAATAGGAGCTAGAGGTTTAGACACACCGGCTGAAAGAGAGTTCTTAGCTAATACAATGAACAATGACCCAGTTTTAATGCCCGGTAGAACACCAACAATACCTGATAATGTACCGGCTGGTATGCACCGAATGCCTGATGGCTCACTAATGAATGACTCTGACATGAATTATGGTGGTACTGGAGAGATGAGTCCTAACCCAACTGTTGTAGACCGCAACCAATTCAACAAACAATTTGCGGCACTTTCTAATGAAGAAAAGTCTAGAGTTGAAATGATGATGGCTCAAATGGATGACCAACAAAAAGCAGACTTTGCGGCTGGTCTTACTGGAGCGCCTCTTAGTGGTTACGCTGTTCAAGATGAACGATATGATTACATGAGAAGAGGAGGTCGCTATTAATGGCTCTAACTAATTACACAGGATTAAAAGCAAGTATTGCTGACTTTTTAAATAGAGATGACCTAACTTCTGTGATACCTGACTTTGTTTCATTAGCAGAAGCACAGATTAATAGAGATGTAAGACATTGGAGAATGGAAGCACGCTCTGCCGGACAACAATCACCAGCAGATGAATACATGCAAATACCAGCAGATTGGATAGAAACTATTAGACTACACCTAACAGGTTCAGGAACTACAGTAGTTAATTTAGTATCACGAGATGCAATGGCTGATAAACGGTCTGCTACCTCGGATGAAACAGGAACACCAACAAGTTATACGCATGCTAATGGACAATTTCAATTATTTCCAACGCCAAGCGTAACAACAAATTTTGAGTTATTGTATTATCAGAAGATACCTTCGTTAATCACTAACACAGATAACTGGCTTTTACTAGAAGCACCTGATGTATACCTCTATGGAGCGTTACTACATTCAGCACCGTATCTAGCAGAAGATGCACGAGTAGCAGTATGGGCGCAGTTGTATTCGGCGGCTGTACAGCGATTAAACCAAACTTCTGAGGATGCTATGTTTAGTGGCTCAGGATTAACACTTAAAGTGAGAGGATTAGTATGAGCTTTACAAACTTTTTAGAAACAGAAATATTAGACCACGTATTTGCTGGAGCGGCTTACTCAGCGCCATCTCAGCATTATTTAGCATTGTTTACAGCCGCACCGGGAGAGACTGGTGGTGGTACTGAGGTATCTACTTCAGGAACAGCATATGCAAGAAGACCGGTTAACTTTACAACATCGGGTGCAACTACATCAAACAACGCGGCAGTAGAATTTGCTACAGCAACTGCGTCTTTTGGTACAGTAACACACGTTGGAGTATTTGACGCGGCTACATCAGGAAACATGATGGCATATGCAACATTAGCTTCATCCAAAGCAATTGATACTGGTGATGTGTTTCGTGTTCCGTCAGGTGACCTAGACATTACACTAAACTAATTTAGTTGTAACGTATGGCTTTTGTATACGGTGATTCGTATTATGGCTTACGTACTTGGGGTAGTAGTAGTGGTGAAGTAAAAGATGCTTCAGCCGCTCTTACAGCCACATCAAGTTCAGGAGCTGTAGACTGGGTAATAGCTATTGGTGCTTCTGCATCATTAACTGCTACTGCAACTGTTACTTGTAGTGGTGAACAGATAGTCCTTGAAGAGTCTGACCGCTATACCTATGGTTCAGGCTTGTGGGGGCGTAATGTCTTTGCTGGTAATGCAGACTTACAGACTATTGTATCTGCAACATCGTCTATTGCTAATGTAGTACAAGAGCGAGTAAGAACAGCTAGTGCAACAGTATCTGCAACTGGTAGTGTTGCGGCAATTGGTGGAATGCGAAGAATAGCATCCATGAGTTCTGTTACTAACTCTGTTATACCTGATTTACCAACTACAACGCTGAGAGTTAGAGAGTCTAGTGCTGGTATACCTCCAAATACAACAACATCAGCAAACGCTACTTGCACTTGGAGTACAGGTGCTACAGTAACTGCGTCAGGTAATTTAACTGGTTCTGCAATTAAGTTCTTCTTAGAGAGTACCGATAAGTATGCTTATGGTTCAGGATTGTGGGGCAGACAAAGATACGACCAAGAAGATTTACAGACAATTGTTTCAGCTACTTCTGTTGGTACATCTTGTGTTGGTGCAAAAGTAAATCTTTCAGCAATAGAAATATTTGCTGTATCGCCTACGTCTTGTTCTGCTGAAGAGATAAGTCAACCGGGAGCATCAACTACTGTTACCGCTACTATAACAAGTAGGGCAGAGGCTATATATATATCAGGTGCGGCTATGCAATCTGCAACAACAACAGCAGTTACATTAGTACACCGAGTTAGAGAAGATACTGGTGCTGTATCATCAACATCAGGTATAGCTACAATAGGTCGAGAAAAATGGGAAATTATAGTTAATGACACTAACACTTGGACACAGATAGCGGCATAAAATTATGGCAATGATACCTTTAAAAATACCACCGGGAGTTTATGCAAACGGAACTGTATTTGAATCATCTAATAGATGGCGTGAAGCTAGTTTAGTTAGATGGCATGATGGTTCTATGAGACCAGTAGGTGGATGGACAACTAGAAAAGCTAGTGCGTTTTCGTATGCACCGAGAGCAATGCTTGCTTTCTTAGACAACTCTAGTGATGAGTATTTAGTAGCTGGTACTTATGAAAAACTATATTATGTTAACCCTTCACTAACAGTAACAGATATTACTCCAGCCTCCGGATTTACGTCAGGCACATTAAATGGTGCGTTGAATACAGGCTTTGGTGGTGGTTTCTATGGTCTAAATAATTATGGACGTACACCAGCAAACTCAGGTGTTTATGCAGAAGCTACAACATGGGCATTAGACACATGGGGAGAATATTTACTTGCAGTATCTTCTACTGATGGTAAGTTATTAGAATGGCAAGGCAATCCAAGTGCTAACGCGGCTACTGTTGCTAATGCTCCAACAGGCAATAAATCAATGGTAGTGACAGAAGAGCGATTTGTATTCTGTCTTGGTGCTGGTGGTAACCCACGTAAAGTTGCATGGTCTGATAAAGAAAACAATACTGTATGGACGCCATCTGCTACAAATGAAGCTGGTGACATGGAATTGCAAACCACAGGGCAGATTATGTGTGGTGTTAGAATGCGTGGTGCTACTTTAATTTTGACTGATAATGATGCCCACGTTGCTACATATTCAGGAGCGCCATTTGTATATGGTTTCCAAAGGGTAGGTACAGCTTGTGGTGTCTCTTCAAGAAAAGGCGCTGTAGCAATAGATGAAGGTGCATTTTGGATGGGTAAAAAAGGTTTCTTCACTTTCGATGGCTCAACCGCTAAAGAAATACCATGTGAAGTAGCTGACTATGTTTTTGATGATATGAACCCATCGCAAATTAGCAAAGTTTATGCAGTACACAATTCACAATTTGGTGAGATATGGTGGTTCTATCCTTCAGCAAGTTCAGTAGAAAACGATAGATACGTTACACTTGACTATAAAGAAGGGCATTGGGCAACTGGTGAATTAAGCAGAACTGCTGGTGTTGACATAGGCATATTTACAAATCCAATATGGGCAGACGCTAGTGGCAATTTGTACAACCAAGAAACAGGTTACACCCACACAGGTTCATCTAAACCATTTGCTGAATCAGGGTCAATTACACTAGGCAATGGTGACAGCATTATGAAAGTAAATCAATTGATACCTGACGAAAGAACACAAGGTCAAGTAGCTGTTACCTTTAAAACAAGATTTCATCCTAATGACACAGAGACTGTACATGGAGCATTTACTTTGACTAATCCAACTGATGTTAGATTTACAGGTAGACAAGTTAGGGTTAAAATACAAGGCGTAGGAAATGATAACTGGCGCTCAGGAATTATGAGAATAGATGCAAACCCCGGAGGTAGGCGATGAGTAACGCAACTCCACCACCACCACTAGGCAGTAATTGGAAGACTTGGGCAGAACGATTAAATTATTTTATGACTTCTACACGCAACAAATTACAATATTATGATGCAGACGCAAAAGCTACTGAAGATGGTATTCTGATGTGGGATGAAGCGCAAAATGCAGTAGTAGTATCCAAGAATGGTGCTTGGGTAAAATTAAAATACGACCCATGAATATACAAGAAAAACTGTTAGCTGGTAGAGAATGGATTGAGTCAGCTCTTAATAAAGGTGGCGATACTCATGACTTTAAGGACATTGTAGATGGCGTGTTAAGTGGTCACATGCAGTTGTGGATGGGAGCAAACGGTTGTGCAGTCACAGAGATTGTAGTGTATCCTAATAAGAAAGTGTTACACGTATTCTTAGCTGGCGGTGATAAAGGCTACGGAATTGAACAGATTACAGACATGCATGATAGTGCAATGGAATGGGGAAAATTACAAGGCTGTGATGGAATGTCAATAGCCGGTAGAAGAGGATGGAAACGTGTTCTTGAAGCTAAGGGATGGAAAGAACAACTTACAATATTAGCAAAGGAGTTTTGACATGAGTTCAGGCGGCGGCGGCAAGGGTGGAGGTAAAAAAACAACAACAGAAACAACTGTACCTGAATGGGTAAGAGCGCCAGCAGATAGAAATCTGCAACGTGCAGAAGCTTTACAACAAATTGAGTACATGCCTTATTATGGTGCAGAAGTTGCGGCTTTTAATCCAAATCAAGAAGCGGCATTTCAAAATAATGCAAATGCTGGAGCGGCTTTTGGTTTATTAGCACCTACAGATGCAATGGCTGGTATGCCAACCCCAACTACGTTTGCTAACGGTATGAAGGGTTACAACTCTATGCCTTTATACGACCAAGCTATGACAGACTTAAAAACAAACTATGGCGGTGCTGTAGATGCTTATGACGCATTATTTGGTAATGCAGTTCCAGCTAATGCCGCACCTCAAACGTCAGGCGGTGGTGGTGGGGTCGGAGTTAATTTTAACTTTGGCGGACAACCTACGCAACCTACAGTTATGATGGCTAGTGGCTCACCAAATGGTAGAGGTATTCCCGGAGGCATGAATAGAGGCTCAGGTGTTTTAGCTGGTAAAACTAATCCAGTTTATCGAAGGAATGTTGTAGCAGATAGAGCAAAAACAACCCAAAAAAATTACAATACCTATGGAAAAGGTAAACAATTTTCAGGAGACTACTAATGGCTGGACAAGCACCCGGAGGTCAGAAGACTCCACCAAATATTAACAGCCTAGCGGCTCAAGGCATACAAGGTGCTGGGTTAGGAGCGGCGGCTGGCATGGCTTACACACCTAGTCAAGTAGGTGTTGCTGGAACAAGCGCTACAGTTAATCCAACAAGTGTAACTGGCTCAAATGTAGCCGCTACAAATGTTGCTGGTTCTAACGTAAATCCAGCTAATTACAATGTTACTGGCTCTAATGTAAATCCGGCATTAAATAATGTGTCAGGTACAAATATAGCGGCTCAACAAATAGGACAACAAACAGCATCCCCACAAGTACAAGCTCAAATGATGCGTAATACATCAATGACTCCTTACATGAACCCATATACAGATGCAGTTATAAAAGCTAATGAAGCAGACATATTGCGTGGTGCTAACATGGGATTAGACATGCTAGGCGCACAAGCACAAGCGGCTGGAGGTTTTGGTGGCTCAAGACATGGTGTTGCTATGGGTGAGATGGGTAGAGGCGTAGCACAACAGTTAGCACAATCATCTGCTGGATTAAGACAAGCTGGTTTCCAAAATGCACAAGCAATGGCTGGTCAAGATATAGCAAACAATTTCAATTCTCAAATGGCTAACCAAGCTGGTAGTCAATTTGATGTTAATACAAATATGCAAAGACAATTAGCTAATCAAGGCGCTGGCTTGCAAGCTTCTCAAGCAAATCAACAAAACGCTTTACAAGCATCATTAGCTAATCAGAGTGCTGGAATGCAAGGACAATTAGCAAATCAACAGAATGCATTACAAGCGCAAGGTATGAACCAATCTGCTGGCATGCAAGGTGCATTAGCAAATCAAGGTAACGCTTTACAAGCTGGCTTGGCAAATCAGTCTGCGGGTATGCAAGCTGGACTAGCAAATCAGGGCAATGCGTTACAAGTTGGTGGAATGAATCAACAATATAACATGCAAGGTCAGTTAGCTAATCAAGCGGCTGGACAACAAGACATACAAAATGCATTGCAAGCCTCACTAGCTAACCAAACTGCTGGATTACAGGGTAATCAATTAAGACTTGGTGCGGCTAATCAATTAGGACAAACTGCTAATCTTGGATTTAACATGGGGCAAACAGTTAACAATAATTTGGCTATGCAAGGCGCACAACAACAAGCAATGCAACAAGCCTTGTTCGATGCGGCACAACGTCAATTTAGAGGATACACAGGACAAGGCGCAAATACGCTTGGATATGTTAATCAAGCACTTGGACAAACTCCTAATGTTGGTACTACAACTAAACAAGAAACTAAACAAAATGGAATATTTGATTACTTAACTGCAATGAGTAATAGCTATACTGGAGGTAACTAATGTCACTTGGTAATAGAGCTTTAGGCATAATGGGCATGATTGGATTAAGCGGTCTTGCTGATAAAGACGA